GTTCCTGTTATGGGTCTTTGGACAAGTTCCATCGGTATTATTGGTCTTGCTCTCAACCTTCGTGCTTATGACTTTGTTTCACAAGAACTTAGAGCAGCAGAAGACCCTGAGTTTGAGACGTTCTACACCAAGAACATTCTCTTGAATGAAGGTCTTCGTAACTGGTTAGCACCTGTTGACCAACCTCACGAGAACTTTGTATTTCCAGAAGAGGTTCTACCAAGAGGTAACGCTCTGTAAAATAAATAGAGGGTGTAACAACCCTCTTTTTTAATGGCATTTTATTATCCTGAAGGATATTTCGGTCCTATTTGTGATGATGGGATTGATGATACAACTCTTGCTGGTTTGCAGAGATCTGCTAACGTATCAGAAGACGAGCGAGTGTTGGTTTATGATGGTCTCATAGATGGTGATTACAACACTATTCTTGATGAACCTGTGCTCAAAACTAGAAGGTGTAAGCAGAGACCTGATGGTACATATTATGATTGTATAGAGGACTGGTTAAACTATCAAGATGCTTGGGATGACTTTGATAGGTGCTTAGACCCATTGGGCAGATGTTATCCATGGAAAGAAACATCTCAGAGGAATATGAGACTAGAAGAAGACTTTTTTATTCCAAATTTGACTGCTGAATCTTGTTCTCCTTTTGACGCTGATATTAATATTAGATCCACTTCTTTCTTTAGTGGAGATGGTAAGTTAGTTACTTATAAAAGGAGAGAAAAATCTAAACCACCAACGTATCCAGTTACTTCTACACTAGAAAATGTTGTAGCAGCATCAACAATTACTGCATCTTGGAGTGGTGCTGATTTAGTTGTTAGTGGTACTGGTGCTGGTCTTGTTAGATTGGAATTTGAATATGATGATAATCCTAATACTTATGGTCAAGCACTAAGCACTTTTAGAATTGGTGGTCATACATTTGTACAAGTGGCTGGTGATGAAGAAGGTTCTGATAGTACCTGGATAGCTGTTGAAGCTGGTCAGACTTATTCAGGAATTATTAGTGGTGGTTCTGGATATGGTGGGTATAGTGTACAAGGAAATAAGTTGTGCTTTAGAGATTTGGACGGAGATGATTGTAATGCATCTTTAACCATCGCTGAAACTCAAGCACAGGATACAATATCTAATACTGGATATTGGAGTGACCTAGGAAATTCTCTAGCAGTATGGGTTAATCCTCAAGTATGTACGCTCCCATTAAAAGAACAATCTGTAACTTATACTATTCCAATTGAAGCGACAGATGAATATACGTTTCAGGTTGGATGTGATGACACTATGCAAATCTTTTTGTTTGAAGAGCAAGAACCTTTCATGGATGTTGTTGGTGGAATTTTTAGAAGTGGTACATATAGCACTCCACAGACTGCTCAAAGAACTTTGCAGGGTGGTACTGATTTGATAATGACTGTTAATTGTACTAACTCTGCTGCAGGATTTGTTAATAGTGAAGGCTTTCCATATGGAAAGGCATATAGTTGGGATAGAAATCCTGGTGGTTGGTTTGTACAAATCTGTAGAGGTAGTTGTGGAATAGGGAATAATATTCCTTGGGTTGCTTCTGGTCCTTGGCACACCTGGAGTGATTTGATGAATCAATACTCTGTTTGGCCATCTAATACTGATGCTTTAGTTGGTAGTAGTCCACATGAGGCTACTTGGAATTTTACAATTCCAACTACAGGGATATACACATTGAAGACTGGTGCAGATAATACTGCGGTATTTTCTCTCGATGGATCTACTTTATTGACACAAACTGGATTTATAACTGCAGATGAGACTACCACCAATTTGACATTGACTTCTGGCAATCATACAATTGGAGTCAGTGCTACAAATGTTTTGAATAGTGCTGGACTAAATCCAGAATGGCCTAGCAATCCTGCAGGTGTTGCATGGACTTTATCTAGCGACAGTGCGAATAGTAATATGGATGTAGTCTTCGACCAGTTCGGTAATCTTGTTACTACAGGTGGAGGTTCAGCAACGGTAGTTTTTCTCTGGGAGTATGATGATAATCCAAACACATATGGTAAGGCAGCAGACTCTATAAGATGGGGAGGATTTCCTGCAGGTCACGAAGGTCTGCAGTTTACTCAACATAATGATAGTGATGGGTCTGTTCAAAGCACAATCCAGATGGAATCTGGTAAGACACACATCATGACTTTACTTGGTAATGACGGTGGTTTCGTTATAGAAGACAATGGGAAAAAGTTATGTTTACGAGATGCAGATGGCACAGATTGCAATGCGTATGTTAGAATAACAAGTATCTCCCAAACGGGAGGTAATATCATTGCATCATCTTTAGACTTAAATACATCTGGAGAGGGCAATGTTATCTGGACAACCAGAGATGCTGTAGGTTACGAGTATTATGTTTCTACCTAAAATTAAAAACGAAGACTTACCAGAAGAATTAAAAGAACTCCTTGGTGATGCTGATGCAGAGTTTGATGCAATTGTTGATCCAGAGGATGTCATTGACATTCAATTAGACCCAGATGCTTATTATGAGGGTAGGTTACAGACTGCTGAGGCACTCATTAAGGCTCGAAAGGAATTTGAAGAGCGGAGAACCGAAGAGCGTCGTAACAAAAACAAAAAATAAATTTGTATAAATAAATCTCGTAACGTTACAAACTGAAACACTTGACGGGGCACTGTCAATGTGTTATACTTATTCCAACGCAGACGAGTCGAGTCTGCTTCCATCTGCGGGTAACCATTCCGCAAGTAACTAAAAGGTAAAACAACAATGATCAAAACCGCATTCGCAGCCGCTGCTGCTCTCGCATTCGCTCCTGCAGCTGCCCTTGCAGGTCCCTACGTTAACGTAGAAACCAACGCAGGTTGGACTGGATCCCAGTACAACGGTGCCGCTACAGACCTCCACGTTGGTTATGAAGGTCCTATTGGTGAGTCTGCTTCCTACTACGTTCAGGGCGGTGCTACCGTGCTGACTCCCGATGGTGGTGACGCTGATACCGTCCCCTCTGGTAAGGCAGGTGTTGGTGTTACTTTGACTGATGCACTGGGTGCATACGGTGAGGTCTCTTTCGTCGGTTCTGGCGACAAGGACATCGACCGCGGCTATGGTGCTAAACTGGGTCTGAAGTATTCCTTCTGACCTAAATAAGTACGAGACCTTTCGTGCGGTCTCTACAAAAGTCGGAACACCCAATGGGGACTCTACGGAGTCCCTTTTTTATTCTGGAGGTATTATGAATTTTCAAGTATATACAAGAACTGGTTGTCCTTACTGCACAAAAGTAAAACAAGTTCTTCAAGGTAAAGGTTTTTCCTTTAGTGAGAAGCAACTCAATCGTGATTTTACTCGTGAGCAATTCTATGCTCAGTTTGGTGCAGGTAGCACTTTCCCCCAAGTTCTGTTAGACTCTAAACGTCTTGGCGGTTGCACTGAAACCGTTAAGTACCTCAGAGAAAACAATATGATTTGATACTAAATAATTAGGAGTTCAAAACATAGGAGGTTGGTTTCCAAGGGTACACTTAGTTTTTAAAAAGGGGGAAACCATGTTAATCGCACTAGTAGTTTTAGTTGTCATCGGAGCATTTCTTTTAGGTATTACGTTATCTTGGTTGGGTAAAGGTTACGTTGAAGATTATATCGAAAACGCTGCTTACGCTAAGTCAGTGACTCATCCAGAAATGTTTGATGCAGATGGTAACATGTTACACGATGAACTTATCTACATCAGACCAGACACACAATATTGGACTGAATTTGAAGACGATGATGAAGACTGATTCAAGGAGTTAATTATGCCTACACGATCTATGGAAAACAGTAACTCAAGGTTACTGATTAGTGAGATTTTGAGAAAGGTCTCTAATGCAAAAACAAAAAAAGAGAAGGTTGACCTTCTCCGTAAACATAATAGTAATGCACTTCGTCAATTGATGATTATCAATTTTGATGAGAGTGTTATTTGCGAATTGCCCGAAGGGGATGTTCCTTACACCCCTAATGATGCGCCTCTGGGTACAGACCATACTCGCCTTGAGCAAGAGTATCGTGGTCTATACCGCTTCTTTAAGGGTGGTGCTAAACTTCCTTCACTTAAGAGGGAGTCTATGTTTGTTCAACTTTTGGAAGGACTGTCTGCTGAAGAAGCAGAACTTCTGGTCCTTGCTAAAGATGGTAGAATGAATGAAAAGTATAAGCGTATCACTAAAGCAGTTGTTAGTGAAGCGTTTCCCAGCATCGAGTGGGGAGGACGGTCCTGATGGGGAAGGGAATTAAAATGATCCATAAAGATTGTGACCCCTCTCTTGCACAGAATAAGAGTTTACCTTATACTTCATTTTTGATTGAATACCTTCAGGATGGTATGACCAAGTTTGATATTGCTTCTGGCAATAAACAGGTCGATATTTTTGACCATTACTGGGACCATTATCGTCATGATTTTGTTAACATGACTCAAACTGAAGGTAGAGTCAATCCTAAAATGTGGAACCCACCTTCGGAGAAAAAATGACAGTCTACACATTTAAGAAAACGGCAGAAGAAGTAGAAGAAGCAGAAGTAGAAAAATTAGAAGAGCAAGAAAAGAAAGAAGCAGCAATCAAAGCAGCAGCAACTTTCTTTGCTTTTTTTGTTAAACCTGCTATTATTATGGTATTATGGAACTGGTTGCTACCAGGTATCTTTGGTCTCGCTACTATTGGATACTTCAAAGCACTTGGTTTGTATTTACTCGCTAGACTTTTTATTGATAAAGAATGACTAAAGTATGT